TATTGAAACCCGTCATAGAAAGGACACTCTCATGACCCTCTCTCCCGCCGCTGCACAGGCCGCCCTCGACTACGCCGAGGAGCTTGCTGCTACTGGACTGAGCTCTGAGCAGTACGACCACTACTACCTCTGACACAGTTCTAGATCCCGCCATGGGATCTAGGCTTATCTTTTTTTTTTGCCTGGTCACTCTAGTCACATGAGTCGCAGGATTAACACACCGTATATTGAAGACCCTTAGAAAGGAACCACAATGACCACCCTCCTCGCTCTTGTCATCGCCCCCTTCGTCGTCATCGGCACCCTGCTGATTGTCGCCGAGATGGTTGGCAAGAAGAAGACCTGGAACTTCTGATCCTACCACCTTCCAGCCAAAGATCCCGCCATGGGATCTAGGCTTATCTTTTTTTTTCGCAAGTATAACTTGTCCTATATTGAAGACCCTACTCTGAAAGGACACACCCATGACTGCCGCCGCTATCACCACTATCGTCATCCTGTCGATTCTCCTTGCTGCAGCTGTGTGCACCACTCTTCTGTTTCTCTACCTCGCTTATGAAATGACCAATGAGCGAGACGAGTACAAGAAGAAGTACTATGCACAGCTCAGCAAGAACATCGAGTCCGATGCCGAGAAGATTGTGGACGACCTTCTGGCCGTGTACCGAGCCTCTAAGAAGTGACTCAAGTTTATACCCCTACATGGGGTATAGGCTTTCGCGATGGAATCTGTGGGTATATTGAAGACCCTTAGAAAGGAACCACAATGACCTACATTGCACTCGCTCTGATTACCATCATGGCCATCTGGTTTGCTGTCGCTCATGAAGAGCAGAAATTCAAGACCGAACAATATCGACGTCTTGTTATTCAGCTCAAGAAAGAGAACGCAGCACTCCGAGATGACACGGTTGATGAAGAGTTCATGCAACTTGCTCTGAAGTGCTTCTCCAAGTGACTTCAACCTATACTCCTACATGGGGTATAGGCTTTCCGCGAGAAAAACAGACCCTTATATGAGACCCCTCTATTTGAAAGGAAACCCTCATGACTGAGACCACCGACACCACCGTTGAGACCAACGAGAAGATTGTCGAGTTCAAGTTCAACAAGGACGCTGTCCTGCCCGCTATCAAGCGCAACTCCAAGAAGTTGATTGCTGGCGCCGCTGTATTTGCAGCCGGTACCGCACTCACCCTCATGGCGTTCCGCTCGGTTCCGGACACGGACGAGCCCGAAGAGCTTGAGCACGACGACCTCGATGAGCTCGACGAGATCGAAGCCTCTGAAGAGACCGACTGAGACCTCATCCTATATCCCGACTTGGGATATAGGCTTTTCTAAGGAGCGTATATGGAATTCGGACAATGGCTTGGTATCTATGGCCTACTGCTGCTTATCTGGCTTGAGCTTCGTGATATTCGAAAGAAGATGAAGTAGCCCGCGAGAAAAACCGGTCCTATATTGAAACCCCTCCGTTTGAAAGGACCACTCATGACCCGCATCATCGTTTCTGTCATCAAGAGCGCTGTTTTCATCCTCGGAATTGTTCTCGCCTCCTGCTTTATTGGCAGGGGTGCGAACAGCCGGATGAAGCACGTTGTTGGTGTTCAGCAGCGTTTCATCGCGCGCCGTGATCGTAAGATCAACCGCTGGTAATTCAGCACTATACCCCGACTTGGGGTATAGGCTTTTCCTCGAGAAAGGAGTACACATGTTCGAGGAACCACCGATCTACTACATCCTCATCAGTCTCATCTTCCTGATCGTATTCGGCGCAATCAGCTTCGCAACCTGGCTTGTATGGTTGACGAATGTCGCATTCTTCGTCAAGCTGGTTATCACCGCAATCGGAGTACTGTTTGCGGCAATGACAGTTATCCTCTACACAATCTCGGCGGAATGATATGCTAGTCGTACTTCTCGGTCCAAGTTGTTCAGGCAAGTCCACATTCCAGAAGGAGCTGGTAGCGAATGATGGGTACCATGCAGTACGAACTGCCACCACACGCCCTCGACGTATGGGAGAGGACGCTTCTGCCTACTACTTCCTCAAGGATCAGGCATTCACAGAGTGGGAGGCCCGGGGAGATCTCCTCTGCGTCGAAACCTTCCGAGGTTGGAGGTACGGGGTACCGCGTGACGAGATTACCCGGAGGGGAGACCGCCCTAATCGAGTTGTCATCCTCACACCCGGAGGTGTCATGGAACTCCTATCACGACATCCAGAGGTCATCACCGCCGATGCTCTGTCCATCTTATACCTCGGAGTCGACGGAGCCACGGGAGAAGCTCGAGCCTGCAAGCGAGGAGATTCTCGACGAGAATACCTTAGACGCATGGCGGCGGACTCTATCGATTTTCGGCACTTCCCTCGGGAGAATGGCATCTGGGAGTTCACCCCAGATTTTATCCTGGATTGTGTCAACAATCCGCAGAACTACAAACTGAAGCCCCGTCTCAAGCGAGTCGAAAGGAAGCACAAGTGAGCATCATCTGGTGGACCCTGTATATTCTCGGGGCGATTACGGTCGTGATCCTCTGGATCAATATCATTACTCTCATCGTCCGAGTCTTCACCTACATCTTCAAGTCAGAGTGGTGTAAGGTCAAGGTGATCCAGGGGCCTCCTGGACCTAAGGGTGAGCCTGGTGAGCGTGGTCCTCGTGGGTATGACGGCGAGCAGGGGCCTCGAGGGGACTTCGTTATTACATCCGATCTTAGGCGAGAGATCGACCGGACCATCAAGCAGCAGGGGGTTCTGACTCGAAAGGACATCGAGTCTCTCATCCGCATGGAGGTTGCAGCTCACCTCAGCAAGCTCGAGATCTCTCGTACGACATATCCCGGTCTTGGCGAGGATAAGGTCAGCATTCGAATGAAGGAGGACAAGTGATCAATGCGAACGATGTTACGCAATTCTTCAAGGCTAACGCTCCGGCTATTCTCACGGCCTCGGCATGCGTCGGGACCGTTGCTACGGCCGTCCTCACAGCGAAGTCTACTACGCTCGCAGTTGAGAAGATCGCAGACTACTGTGAAGCCAATCTTCGCTCACCCGAAGACCTCTCTTGGAAGGAGAAGTTCGCAGTATCATATCGAGTATATATTCCCCCGGCCATCGCAGGAGTATGCACTCTGGTATCGATCATCGCGGCGAATCGTATTCAGTACTCTCGTGGAGCGGCGTTCGCACTGGCTTACACAGGTTCGGAGGCGGCGTTTAAGCGATATCGAGAAGCGGTGGCGGACGTGGTTAAGCCGAAGGACCGCGAGAAGATTAAGGCCCGCGTTGCAGAGAAATCGGTATCGGCAGCTGGTGAACCACGTCCCGGGACTATTCTTGTGGCCGGGGGAGGGGACGTTCTCTGCTATGACATCTTCTCGGGGCGGTATTTCAAGTCCGACATCGAGTCAATCCGACGAGTCGAGAACAACATTAATGGGCAGCTCAACCTTGAGTGCTACGCTTCCCTCAACGAGTTCTACAACGGCCTTGGACTTCCACCCATTGCAGCCGGTGAACTGGTTGGATGGTCCGAACCGAACTCCCTCTCTGTCGAGTTTGGTTCTCAGCTCACTGAAAAGGGTGAGCCAGTCCTTACGGTCGACTTTCTAGTCGCACCCAAGGAAAACTACTTCAAGATCAACTGAAAGGAAATCACACATGTTCTCTCACATCATCCGCGTCCGTGGTATCTTCGACGACGAGCCCACCACCAAGAAGCTCTACTTCCACATGTCTCGCCGTGAGATGTTCGACTTCATCAAGCGGTACGACAATGTGACCAACTTCGAGAAGTGGCTTCAGGCTGCGATCGACAACGAGGACCTGTACACCATGATGAAGTTCTTCGATGACCTCATCGGTACCTCGTATGGTGAGCGTCAGGGCGAGCGCTTTGTCAAGTCCGAGCAGATCAAGGAGTCCTTCCTCAACTCGCCGGAGTATGAGGAGCTCTTCGATCAGCTCATGGACAACCCGGCTCTCGTCCGTGAGTTCTACAACGGTATCCTTCCTGAGAAGATCATGAAGCAGGTCAAGGAGGACCCGAAGTACAAGGAGCTCGACGACAAGCTTAAGGAGACTGAGCTCAACAACCTCTGATCCATATTTGGGGGCCCTGGAGAAATCTGGGGCCCCCACCTCCTTGAAAGGGGCCACCTTGGCTAACGCACCAATCCGTCCGAACCTGCCCTCCAACAGCAAGCTCCCCGAGCGCAAGAAGGTTGAGCAGGTCACTACTGCCACCGTCACCAAGAAGAAGTCTAGCTTCGGAACGAAGGCGGTCTCTGCTTTCGTCGGAGAGGATATCCACAATGTCGGCGAGTATCTACTTTACGATGTTACGATCCCTGCTATCAAGAACACACTCTCGGATCTGGTCAGCCAGGGCATCGAACGTCTCCTCTTCGGAGAGTCTTCTCCTCGAGCTCGCAGCTCGTCCGGGGGGTCCCGTGTCTCATACGGATCATATTCTCGACCAGGCTCAGCACCAGGCAATCGCCGAGACGCTTCTCCTCGTACACGTCGATACCATGATTTCTCAGAAATCGAGCTCGAGTCCCGAGATGAAGCTTATCTCGTTATCGACCGACTTGGCGACATCATCGAGGAGTACGGTCTTGCCACCGTCGCCGATCTCTACGATCTCTGCGGTATCACTACCGAATACACTGACGAGAACTGGGGCTGGACTTCGGCCCGGTACATGTCGGTGATCCGTAGCCGTCGAGGCTACATGCTTCAGCTCCCGAAACCCGACCACATCAATGCACGATGAATCCTCAGCAAGTGCGGCTTGAGCTTATCGCCGCCTACCCATTCTCAGACAAGTGGCGTCGCCGTGTTGAACGCATGGAAGACGACCAAGCAATCGCAATCTATCTTCGACTCAAGAAAGCAGGACGTATCAAATGAATCTCGGAATTGTCACCCGCCTCGCTGGACGCGCAGGACTGGTTCTAAGCAAGCACACCCCCACCATTCTGACTGCAGCCGGTACTGTCGGCTTCATCGGGACCACGGTTCTCGCCTCCAAGGCAACCCTCAAGGTTGAGGAGACTCTGGCTGAGGAGACTGCCCTTCTCGTCAAGGTCCACGAGGCCCACGAGGACGGCAAGCTCACTGACAAGGACGCCACTCGGGACAAGGTCATCCTCTACACCCGAATGACCACCAAGCTGGCGAAGCTTTATGCCCCCACCCTTATTCTCGGTGCCGCCTCTATCGCCTCTCTGGTGACTGGGCACGGCATCATGCTGAAGCGCAACGCCTCTCTCGCGGCTGCTTACGCCGCTGTTGACCAGGCCTTCAAGACCTACAAGAAGAAGGTCGAGTCCAAGTTCGGTAAGGACGCGGTGCTGGATGCTATCGTGTCTGTTGCTGATGAGGACCTCACCAAGGACGAGATGACCCTCGAGGCCATCTCTGCCGTCGACGGAGTCTCGCCATATGGCGTTATCTTCGATGACGAGAACGTTAACTGGTCCGCTGACGAGGACCTGTCTATGCTGCACCTCAAGTGCCAGCAGCAGTACGCGAACGATATTCTCCAGACTCGCGGACACATCTTCCTCAACGAGGTCTATAAGATGCTCGGGTTCCCCCACACTCCCGCTGGTGCTGTGACCGGCTGGGTCAAGGGTAATGGCGATGACTTCGTCGACTTCAACATCTTCGAGGGCACCTTCGAGGGTGAGGACAAGAACGGCCGTACCGTCACCAAGTGGGCGCTGGACTTCAACGTCGACGGCGTGATGTACGACAAGATCTGAGGTGCCATGTTTGAGAAGATCGCATATTTCGCAGCCGGAGCTGTCACTGGCGGACTTGGCGTATATTTCGTTCTTGCTCGCAAGTTCGAGCAAGACTTCCAAGAAGCCACAATCGAGATCAACAAGGAGCTTGCAGAAATTGCTGAAGCGAAGCACAAAGAGCGAGTGGGAGATGGCCCTGATTCAGAGGATCGCGAACCCGATCCTGAGCCGATGGTACCGAGCGCTGCTGTGGACTACTCTCCGACTCCTGTGGAAGATTCCAACCAGGAGGAAGTAACCAAGCGTACGATGGATCGACAGCACTTCGAGGCCTACCAGATCACCGAAGAGGAGTATCGGGCTAAGGGTCACCAGGAGCATGTCGAGCTTACGTACTACATGGAGGACGATGTCTTCGCTGACAACCGGGGTGTGCCTATGCAGGACACGTCCTGGTTTGACAATATTATTAGCGGAATCTCTGCCTCCGATTCCATCATCTATGTCCGAAGCATGAGCCGCCACGCGGACTTCGAGATCACCATTCTCGACGACTCGTACGAGCACTCAGTTCTCGGGGTTGAGTATTACGAGGACGAGTAATGATCGAGGCGGCACCGGATAACTCATATTTCGAGTGGCTTTGTGATCGAACCGGGGATACTCGCAAGGCTGAGTGTCCCGAGGAGTCGTTCATGAGCCTGCTCGAGATCATGCACCAGACGCCGTTCCGGGTGACGATCCAGAACGACATCAACCGTGCACAGGATGGTATCGACTTACGTAGGGCGTTCGTTCGAGAGAACAACGATGTGTCCTACGTCTGGCTTAACGAGCAGTCTTGCTCCATGCTCGAGATGTTCATCGCTTTGGCCGAGCGTATGGACATGATGCTCGAGGATGATGATACACCATATTCCCTCGAATGGTACTTCTGGGAGATGGTGAAGAACTGTGGCCTCTACGACTACACGGATGAGGCCCTGTTCAACCCCCGCCACGAGGAGGAAGTCGACTCCATCCTTGAGCGGATCAACTCGCGGGACTACACCAAGATGGGACACGGATCCATGTTCCCTCTTCGTGCGATCCCGCTTCATGGCGCACGTGATATGCGGAAGGCTGAGCTCTGGGCCCAGATGAACGCCTACGCAAACGAGAACTATATGTAAGGAGACTCATGGATTTCTACCGAATCTGCGAGCGTACCACAAAGAGTGGAAAGGTGGAAATCTACCCTGAGTTCCTCGTCGGTAGGTCGAGGGATATTCTCATTCAGGGACGAGACTTCCAGGCAATCTGGGATGAGGAGAAGGGGCTCTGGTCTACAGACGAGTTTGACGTCGCTACGTTTGTAGACCGGTCCCTCTTCGAGCACCAGAAGAACCACAAGGGTCAGATCGAGACCGTTGTGAAAACTATGTCCAACTACAACACTGGGCTATGGACCAGCTTCCAGACTTGGAAGTCAAGGCTACCTGACAACGGGCAGGAGCTTAACAGCAAGCTCATATTTGCAGACAGTACTCCTAGGAAGGAAGACTATGCCACTGCAAGGCTGCCATACTCTCTCGAGGAGGGCGAGCCGGTCGCTTGGGGATCTCTCATTGGAACTCTATATGATGAGGATGCTCGACGAAAGCTTGAGTGGCTCATCGGCTCCATCGTGGCTGGAGACTCTAAGAGGATTCAGAAGTTTGCCGTCCTATATGGTCCCCCGGGATCGGGAAAGTCAACGATCCTCAATATTCTGGAGCTTCTATTCCAAGGTTATACAACTACATTCGATGCGGGAGCTCTTGGATCCAAGTCAGATCAGTTTGCAACCAGTACTCTCGGCAAGAGTTCGCTCGTGGCCATTGATCAGGATGGAGACCTCTCTCGTATCGAGACTAATGGCCTCCTTAACAGCGTGGTGGCCCACGAGACAATCCTGATCAACGAGAAGGGAGTGAAGCGCTACCCCAAGCGGATCAACGCCCTCCTCTTTATCGGTACCAACAAGCCTGTCAAGATCACTGACTCAAAGTCTGGAATCATCCGACGACTGATTGATATCTCCCCCACTGGACAAACCGTGGGGGCTGACGAGTATCAGACGCTGATGACGCAGATCCGTGACGAGCTTGGAAAGATTGCAAATCATTGTCTTGGGGTTTATCGGAGTCTTGGTAAGCACTACTACGACGCTTATAAACCTCAAGACATGATGCTCAGGACTAACGTACTTTACAACTTTGTAGAGGAGAACTACCTCCTCTTCAAGACCGAGAAGTACATCAGTCTCACGATGGCGTATAAGCTGTATAAGGAGTACTGCAGTGAGAGTAATATCCCGTACCCGAAGAGTCGGTATATCTTCAGGGAAGAGCTCAAAGATTACTTTGACGAATTTCATACACGTGTTCAGCACGACAACGATCGACTACGCAACGTATATTCCGGATTCCGGGATTACCTACTGGATCCTGCCGAACTCGAGGCTTCTCCAGAGGAGCCATATTCACTGGCCCTCGACTACTCCGAATCCCTTCTCGACGACCTTCTGGCGGACTGTCCAGCCCAAAGAGCCGGAGACCATGGGACTCCGCAGTTCCGATGGGCAAACGTTCGAACCACTCTTCGTGAGATAGACACTCATGAGGTCCATTATGTCAAAGTCCCCGAGAACCACATCGTCATCGACTTTGATATCAAGCAGGACGGTAGGAAGGACCTTAATCGAAACCTTCAGGCTGCCTCAGAATGGCCCCCTACCTACGCCGAGACCAGTCAGGGTGGTAATGGAGTTCACCTCCACTACATCTACGACGGAGACCCTTCCGAACTGGCGAGGCTCTACGACGAAGATATTGAGATCAAGGTCTTCACAGGTGATTCCTCTCTGAGGAGAAAGGTCACCCACTGCAATAACATCCCGGTAGCTCATATTTCAGAGGGGCTACCGTTTAAGGAGAAGAAAGTGATCAACAAGACCACCATGGCCAACGAGAAGAAGGTCAGGGAGCTTATTGAGCGCAACCTTCGGAAGGAGATCCATCCCTCGACCAAGCCCTCGGTCGACTTCATCGCCAAGATCCTCCGTGACGCCAAGGAACAGGGGATGGTGTATGATGTCAAGGACCTGAAGCCTCGGGTGCTGGCATTTGCTATGAACTCGACGCATCAGTCCGAGGCGGCTATCAAGGCCGTGATGGAGATGCCGTTCACCAACGAGGATCCCGAGGAGAAGACCGTGGGATTCCCGACTGGTGAGCTGGTCTTCTTCGACTGTGAGGTATTCCCGAACCTGTTCCTCGTGAATTGGAAGGTGAAGGGTAATCCGACGGTACATCGGATGATTAACCCCACCCCAGAGGAGATCGAGGCCCTCTGTGAGATGCGGCTTGTCGGCTTCAACTGCCGTAAGTACGACAACCATATTCTCTATGCTCGTACGCTGGGCTTCACAAACGCCAAGCTGTACGACTTGAGTAAGAGGATCATCGAGAACAGTGTCACTGCCGGGTTCGTCGAGGCATATAACCTGTCCTACACTGATGTGTACGACTTCGCAGCCACCAAGATGTCCCTCAAGAAGTGGGAGATTGAGCTTGGGCTGCACCACCAGGAGCTTGGTATTCCTTGGGACGAGAATGTTCCTGAGGACCGGTGGGAGGAAGTTGCAGCTTACTGTGATAACGATGTTATCGCAACCGAGGAGGTCTTCAATCACCTCCATGCGGACTGGCAGGCCCGCCTTATGCTTGCCGAACTGTCTGGTTTGACTCCTAACGATACGACCAACAAGCACAGTCAGTTCATCATCTTCGGAAAGAACAGGAACCCCCAGAGTGAATTCGTATACACCGATCTCAGTAAGCAATTCCCTGGCTATCAGTACTCTTTCGGCAAGTCTACCTATCGTGGGGAGGAGGTCGGTGAGGGCGGATACGTCTACGCCGAGCCAGGAATCTACGTCGACGTCGCCCTTCTCGACGTTGCGAGCATGCATCCCACGTCAATCGAGTGTCTCAACCTCTTCGGAGACCGATACACTAAGCGTTTCAGCGAGATCAAGCAGGCCCGAGTCGCCATCAAGCACCACGACGACAAGCTTGCAGGGTCTCTCCTAGACGGAGCTCTCAAGCCGTTCCTTGAGGAGGGTGTGGACTATGAGGCACTGGCCTTCGCTCTCAAGATCGTCATCAACTCGGTGTACGGTCTCACTGCGGCAAAGTTCCCCAACGCCTTCAAGGACCCCCGCAATGTAGACAACATTGTCGCCAAGCGTGGCGCTCTGTTCATGGTGGATCTGAAGCACTTCGTCCAGGAGCAGGGCTTCGACGTTGCGCACATCAAGACCGACTCGATCAAGATCCCGAGGGCTACCCCCGAGATCATCGAGAAGGTCATGGAGTTCGGCAAGAAGTACGGCTACACCTTCGAGCATGAGGCTACTTACGACCGTATGTGTCTCGTGAACAAGGCCGTCTATGTCGACTACGAGGACGGGAAGTGGAGCGCCACTGGTGCCCAGTTCCAGCACCCCTACGTCTTCAAGGAGCTCTTCTCGAAGGAGGAGCTGGATATTCGAGACGTGGCGGAGACCAAGAGCGTCACCACTGCTCTGTATCTGAACAACGGAACAGAAGACAACCCTGAGATGGAGTTCGTCGGTAAGACCGGCGCCTTCGTCCCCGTGAACCGTGGAGGCGGGATCCTTCTCCGCGAGAAAGATGGTGCGTACCATGCCGCATCAGGCAGTACCGGTTACAGGTGGGTACAGTTCGAGTCCTTCAAGGAAGCTCACGCAGAAGACTGGAAGGAGTACGTCGAGTGGCGTTACTTCGAAGGTCTTGCTGACGCTGCAAAGGCTGCGATCGGAGACTTCGGCGACTTCGAGGCCTTCACCCTTGGAGCTTGAGCCGTATATTTGGAACGGGGATAACGATGGCTGAGTACGAGAACCAGTGGGGTCCGTACAAAGAGCACTCGATCGAGAAGGATCGAGACCCAGTTCTTGACGATCCGATCATCTACGGGGTCAATGTCAAGCACTTCACGGTGACTGTATATTCTCAGGACGGGCGAGTCAATAAGTATTGGAATGCCCGTATCCTCAAGGATGACCTGGGGTATTGTCGAATCGCTTGTCCCCGAGACGGCAAGATCCTGTGCTTCAACTGGGTGCACTGGACTGCCTACATGTTTACCCATGATGGCCTGAACGAGCTGGTATTCATGCCAGGCTCGAACAGGAAGACTATTTCTCGACTGTGGTGTGAGGAGGTGAAGTAATATGGGATGCTGGCGCTGGGTTCTTGTCCGCGGTCCTTTCTGGCAGCGGCACTGGATGTTCGTGCAAGATGCAGGATGCTTCCGTCATAACTACACCTGATGTGTAAAAGCCCCCGGGTCTGTAATAGGGCCCGGGGGTCCGCGTCAGAAACTAAGGGTAATATGAGACCCCTCTACTCGAAAGGAATACTCATGCTGCCCGTTGCCAAGATTATCATCTCCGGACTCTCCTCCATTGGAGCTGGTATGATTGCCAGCAAGCTCACCAAGCCTATCGTCTCGAACGCAAATGGAATCGCTAAGATTCTGCTTTGGTTCGGTTCGGTGGGCACTGGTATTGCTGCTAGCGCAATCGTTGCCCGCGAAGTGGAGCTGCAGTTCGATGCGACCGTCAAGGCCGTACAGGAAGCTCGAGACCACGTCGAGATCGAAGACTGATCTCCGCTTGTACCCCATTAACTTGGGGTATAGGCTTTTCTGAAAGGAGCACACATGCCAGGAAAGATTGTCGCCCACGATACCCATCTTCGGATCGACACGGAGTTCATCGAGCTCAGAGACTGCTTCGAGGCGTTCCGCCGAGGAGTGGAGTATCGGGAGAAGAATGACGTTGACGATATTCTCGTCATCTGTAACGCCCCCGACATCATTGAGTACCAGCTCAAGAACGGGGACAGCTTTATCGTCACCTATGATCCCATCCACCGGATCATCGTGATGCGTGTGTTCCTCCACGACGAGGACATCACCATCAAGCCCATCTATATTTATAACAACCGTGAGTACCAGATCGCCTGTGAGTTCCTCAGGCAGGTAATGCACGACAAGATCGACCTTAAGGACGAGTGGATCGTATGAGTAAGAAGAACCCCAGCGTTATCGACTACTTCAGCCTCAACGGAGATGTCGTCGAGGAGGCCAACGAGTTCGATGGTATTAGCCTCGAGGACTGGATCGATAAGCGAAGCTCCATTAAGCCTTCTTGGGTCGGTCAGTACAGTCAGCAGATGCATTTCGACCTCCCAGATGACACGGAGGTGAGCTTCTACAAGACCTCGAACGTCATCTACGCCGACATCATCTTTGCTGACGGAGTGCGCACCATTCTCTTCAAGTGCCGCCAGAAGAAGAACCTCACCCGATTCATCTCTCGAGTGCTGGAACTGGCGAACCTCGGTTCGAAGCACGTACACCCCGATTTCCGCGCCTGATATTTAAGGAGAACACAATGGCACGACTTAGTAACCTTACGATCGAGAACGCCCGTATCTTCTTCAAGGACTTCTCCGCCGCTGGTCCTTACGCCGGTGGTACGAAGCGCACCTTCTGTGTCGAGATTCCCGAGGACATGGTTGAGGCCCTCGAGAAGGACGGCTGGAACCTGAAGTCCCGGGAGTCTCGAAACGACCCGGATGCGCTCACCCACTATCTCAAGGTGGAGGTGTCCTACCGGGCTCGTCCTCCGAAGATCGTCTGCATTCCGAACCTGACTCGTAGGAAGGTGTTCATCACTGAGCAGACGGTTGACAGCCTGGACTACGTCGAGATCCTGAACGTGGACCTCACGATCAACCCCTATGTCTGGGAGGTCAACGGGAACTCCGGAGTGAAGGCATATTTGGGAACCATGTATGTCACCATCGCCGAGGACCCGCTCGACGCCAAGTACGATGACGCTGAGGAGGTGGCTGCCTGATGCGACGCTACGGTTTCTTCAACTTCCTGTTTGATGTCTTCATGGTCTCGGTGACCGGAGGATTCTGGCTCATCTGGATCTTCATCAGGGAGATGCGGCGAGGCTGATTTTATACCCCGGGGTCTGTAAAAGGGCCCCGGGGTCTCCAACTCATAGAAAGGACACACGTGGCTAGCCGACTTATCGTCAGTGCTGATGATATTCTGAAGGCGGTCAAGGAATCAGAGGAGTTCGAGAAGAAGGCCCTCACTGAGGCTCGTAAGCGAGATCGAGCTGAGGGTAAGGAACCTCGAGAGACTCTGTATCCAAACCCGGATCTTAAGCCTGGTCGAGATATCGTGCTCGACTACATCAAGAACCCGGAGCGTCGTCGTACGCCACGGTGTTCCGTTCATCTTGAGAAGCGTACTGCGAACAACAGCTATCGTTTTATCGTAGACGTGTCTCAGGTAAGGAATCGCGAGCTTGCGGATGAGATTGAGAAGGATCTCTTCGCATTCATGGACTATATTCTCGACGAGTACGACATCCCACGACGCATTAAAAGGAGAGCAAAATGATCACTCTTATCAAGGTTGACGAGGGTCCCGTTGACATCTACGAGCTGCGCATGCAGTATCTTGCCAAGCTCAAGGAGACGGATGGGGTTATGCTTCCCACGTTCATCTACCGGAACAAGGACCTCTTCATTACAGAGTTCAAGCCCACTTGTGATGACCAGTGGATCATGTATATGACCAATACCGAGGGGCTCATCACCAAGATGCGGATTAAGAACGGTGACCTGATGAGCAACGGGTCGGTTCTCTTCCTCGCTGAGGAGCGTAAGACCTACAATGCCAAGGAGTACTACGACTACTGGACTGCTCGTGAGGGTAAGCCCGCTCCGTTCTTCTATGAGTCCCGACAGTACCACGTGAAGTCCTTCATGCGGGTTCCTGGCTCGACAGATCTGTGGATCACTGCTGAGCGAGAGCATGGGCACTGGTACACCTTCCGCATGTCTGACGACCAGAAGTCCAAGTTCACTCGACACACCATGACGAACGAGAAGGGGCACCAGAGCTACGACTGGGTCCTCGAGAATGTTGAGTGGGCCGCCGACACGATCCGTTATTTCTGAGGCGGATATCGTGGAGCTCACTGACAGCGGATGGTACAAGACCCCCCGTATTATCAAGGGTAAGGACTTTCTGGCGCATATTCATGACACATACGCATCTGGAAATGCTATGTATGTGGAGTTCAAGGCGTCCGAGGGAGAGGTACGCATCCTCGAGTACCAGCGACTCTATGAGGTAGATACCGAAAGCGCGGTTCTGTTTACCATCAATACGTACCCTCAAGAGAGCATCCTCCTCAAGAACATTGAGGAGTACGAATTCATTCAGTACCGACCCCAGCAAGCATGGAAGGCTATTCACATGGGAAGCACCAAGCGATTCAACCTCGAGCAGTTCATAGAGATCTGGAGTGAGCAGACCTTTGGTCATCTGCACCCGATCATCGTCAACCACGACTACAAGTTCTGGCACGTGATGGGCATAAAGCTCGAGGGCGATGACGACATCAAGTGGTGCATCTACCTCAAGCGGCAGGACAGCGACTTCATGACGAAGATCAAGGTGAATCACGATCAGAAGTTCGTCCTCAACCCGCTCTCTGGCGCATTCATCCTTGACGACCCGACTCAGGAGATCAAAGACCTCGAGGAGATCAAACAGGCTCTCCGAGCCGATGCTATCCTGGATGTGACTGTCTCGGGTGTACCTATGAAGCTGATCCGGGTTCAGGAGATCGCGAAGGGGGTTCTCTTCTTTGTCTTCCAGGACGAGGAGAAGAACAAGCGGTACTACTACAACCGCCCGGCTATCAAGCTCCGTATCGTAACAGACTCGAAGACGGGTGAGCAGAAGTATCTCCTGGATCACATCAAGGCCATGCACATTGACTGAGCGCTGGCGAAGTTTACCCCACCCCTACTCAAGGTATGAGGCATCGGATCTCGGTCGGGTGCGGAATGTCTCGAGTGGGCGAGTTCTTCGGATCCAGAAGTGCTCCGACGGGGCTCCCGGGTTCTCCATGTATCGCGATGACTCAGGTAAGCAGACCATGGTTCGCTGTGGGATTGTTATCTGGCGTGCGTTCAACGGAGAGCCCGGGAGGGGGCACTATGTCATCCACCTGAATGGCGACATGGCCAATGCCCGTCTCGAGAACCTGGATCTCGTTTCGTACTCGGCGTACCGGCAGGCTTGGTATGACGACTACAATGCTCGGATGGATGAGCTCTTTGAAGAGACCCGGTCTGAGTTCGACGACTACATCTTCGGCTCATGTACTGAGTCGGAGGCGGATAGAAAGGTTCGCTTTGGCGACTGAGCAGTGGAAGACGATCCCCGGCCTCAATGACAAGTACGAGGTGTCGGATCTTGGGCGGGTTCGAAACAAGAACACCGGTCGATTTCTCACACCCCGGTACAAGGACGGGTGCTACATGTATCGCTTCGAGAAGCCTGGTGCTGGTCGTCAGCGCAAGGTGTACTCGGCTGCGGTTCTCGTGTGGAGTCTGTTCGTCGACAAGATCCCAGATGGATACTGGGTTCAGTACAAGGACGGCAACCGGCGAAACCTCGCTGTGTCGAACCTCTACCTCAAGTCCAACTCCGAGTTCCGCAAGGAGGAGTACCAAGAAGGTCGACTCGGGATTCAGCTCGTGAAGTCTGAGTTCGACGAGTGGATCTTCGGAGACTGTCTCGAAAGGAGAACACACTAACCATGACAGTTGTGTACCGTCCTGAACAGATCCAGGCGGTGCGTCAACTGCAGAACGGCAGCATCTTGGCGGGTGGCGTTGGTTCGGGGAAGACCCTGACCAGTCTGGCGTGGTACCTTACGTCGGTTTGTAACGCCGCCTCGTTCAAAGAAGGGGGGTCCTTGGCTAAGAAGAAGGTCAAGGGCTCCCCTACGCTGTATGTCATCACAACCGCTAAGAAGCGGGACTCCCTTGAGTGGGAGGAAGAAGCTGCGCGTCTCGGTCTGAGTACAGATCCTGCATGTAGTTTCACAGGTTCATCCATTGTGGTGGACTCGTGGAACAACATCGGGAAGTACTCGGATCGAGAACACGCGGTATTCTTTTTTGATGAACAGCGTGCTTCCGGCAGTGGGCGCTGGGTCAAGGAGTTCCTCAAGATAGTTAAGAAGAACACCTGGCTACTGCTCTCAGCCACCCCGGGAGATGTCTGGATGGACTACCTCCCGGTATTCATGGCTCACGGATTCTTTAGGACTCGTACGGAGTTCATGGAGGATCACGTTATATTTGACCGCTTCGCAAAATACCCCAAGGTCAAACGATACATAGGGGAGGCGAAGCTGCAGCGACTTCGTCGGAGTATCCTTGTGGAGATGCCGGTGGAGCGACACACTACTCGTGAGAGGGAGACTGTCTACTGCGACTACGACCGTGACTTGTATAAGTGGGTCGTGAAGAACAGGATGGATCCCTGGACAGAGGAACCCCTTAGAGATGCAGGTGGGGTCTGCAGAATCTTGAGAAAGGTGGTCAGTGATAATGACTGGCGTTCAGAGCAAGCCAAGCGCATACTCTCAAGCAATGAGAGGGTTATCGTATTCTACAATTACAACTATGAGCTCGATCGAATCCTTGCAGTTGCAGAGGACCTTGGACTGCCTACGGCGCAATGGAATGGACATCGGCACGATGCTATTCCAGGAGGAGACCGATGGATCTATATCTGTCAGTACACCTCGGCAGCAGAGGGATGGAACTGTACTAGTACCGATACGGTTCTCTTCTGGTCCCTCAACTATTCCTGGCGAGTGACGGAGCAGTGTGAGGGTCGGATAGACCGATTGAACACGCCATATTCTCGGTTGAGGTACTACTTTCTTGAATCGGATTCGTCGATCGACAAGGCTGTTCGGCGGTCGCTGAGCTCGAAGAAGGTGTTCAACGAGAGGGCATTTGTCGGTTAGAATACGTGTGACGGTGGGTCGGGAGAGTGGTCACTTCTTATTTGGTGGCCATTTTCCCGTCCAACTGGCCATTTTTTTGTGTTACAGAGGTGACAGATGTTACTCATCACACGTATTGTGGACAAAAAAGTGGCCACGTAGGTGTCACACGTATTGTGGACTTTTCCTTGGAATTGCAACGAAAGGTCACAATGTGGCCATTTTTAGTAAAATATATATATTGATTGATTGATTGATTTTTTAATATATATATGAGTATAGGGTTTTTTGGGTATTTTTTGTCCACCCCTTCCTTGAGGCTGTTTGATGATGTTTGATGATGTTTATCGATCGGATTTTCACATTAGTCACATCTGTAACAAAACCCCATCCAATCCAAGGATACCCCCTCTACAATACGTGTGACACCCCTTGTCGCAATCTACGCATATAATGATAAGAAGGATAGAAACAAGCCTATCCCTTCTTATAGGCTTACCCAGAGGAGCACACTATGCGTGAGTCACAATTCCAAGCACAGCTCATCAAGAAGCTGAACAAGATGCTTCCAGGGATCATCATTCTGAAAAATGATCCTAACTACATTCAAGGAATTCCCGATCTGATTCTTCTCTACAAGAATCGTTGGGCAGCCCTTGAGGTGAAGCGAGGCGCCACTGCCTCAGTCCGTCCGAACCAGGCACACTATGTTCGGACCATGCATGCGATGTCGTATGCCGCATTCATCTACCCTGAGAACGAGAGCGAGATCCTCAGTGAAGTTCAACAATCACTCACAGCTTAGTGGGGCCCACGCATTCCTTTCCGCCAGCAAGTATCACTGGCTCAACTATTCTCCTGACAAACTGATCGAGACCTTCCGAACCGCCCAGGCTGCCGCAAAGGGTACCCGTCTTCACGAGCTCGCCGCTGAGCACATTCGGTTGAAGATGCGCATGCCTCGAAACAAGGTGACATTCAACAACTATGTTAACGATGCTATTGGGTTTCGGATGGAGCCGGAGCAAGTCCTGTTTTACTCGGTCAACTGCTTTGGCACTGCTGACGCTATCTCCTTTGACAAGGGTCTGCTTCGCATCCACGATCTGAAGACTGGCGTTCACCCCGCCAAGATTGATCAGCTCATGATCTACGCGGCACTCTTCTGCCTCGAGTATGATGAGCGTCCTGGGGCTATCAACTACGAGCTCCGTATCTACCAGAATGATGATATTCAGGTAGCAAACCCGGAGGGCGACGACATCGCCCCAATCATGGACACCATCATCCAATTCGACAAGCTTATCGAGAAGATCAAGGAAGAGGAGGCCTAATGGATCTCGCCCACTATGGTGTTAAGCGCCGTTCCGGGCGCTATCCTTATGGTTCCGGAAAGGACCCGCACCAGCACTCTGGTGATCTGCTCTCCACCATCAAAGACCTCAAGGCGAAGGGTCTCTCTGAGACTGAGATCGCCAAGGGCCTTGGAATGACCACCACCCAGCTTCGAGCCCAGAAGTCCATTGCTAAGAATGAGAAGCGTAAGGCTGACGTTGCAATGGTGGCCCGGCTCAAGGAGAAGGGAATGTCCAACACGGCCATTGGTCGACGTATGGGCATCAACGAGTCCTCCGTTCGAGCGCTTTTAGACCCCACCCTCAAAGAAAGGGCGGGGAGTACCGAAGCGCTGGCCAAGGAGCTCAAGAAGCAGGTTGGTAAGGACGGTCTTCTTGACGTCGGACTCGGCGTTGAGGTCAACATGGGTGTCACAAGCACCAAGATGAAGACCGCCACTGCCATGCTCGAGGCTGAGGGCTACCATGTCCACAAGGTGAAGGTCCAGCAGCAGACAACTGGTAAGTTCACCGAAATGAAGGTCCTGGTGCCTCCGGGCATGGACTACAAGACGGTTCTGGCCAAGCGGGGCGAAATTAAGGCCCCCGGGGTCAATATTGAGGACCGGGGTCATACGGTATACGGTATCGAGAAGCCCACTGCAGTCTCCAGCAAGCGACTGAAGGTCCGCTATGGAAATGAGGGTGGTACCGATATGGACGGTGTCATTGAGGTTCGACGAGGAGTCAAAGACCTCTCCCTCGGTTCTTCCAACTACGCTCAGGTTCGAATCAGTGTTGATGGTACACACTACCTAAAGGGTATGGCGATGTACTCGGACGACATCCCCAAGGGATATGATCTCCGGTTCAACACGAACAAGAACCCAACCGGAAACAAACTGGATGCCCTTAAGAAGCAGACAGGTGACCCGGCGAACCCATTCGGTTCCGTAATCCGCAAGCAGCTTCACTATACCGACTCGAATGGTCGGAAGAAGCTCTCTGCGATGAACATCGTTAACGACGAAGGTACCTGGGGTGATTGGTCGAAGACCTTGAGCTCCCAGTTCCTTTCAAAGCAGCCCGTCTCTCTTGCTAAGCAGCAGCTTCAGAAGGTACGAGACAAGCGCCGGGCAGAGTTCGAAGAGATTATGGCTCTTACGAACCCCTCGGTCAAGAAGAAGCTGCTTCAGTCGTTTGCCGACTCTGTTGACTCCGATGCCGTTGATCTTAAGGCGGCAGCTCTACCTCGGCAGGCCAGTCAGGTAATTCTTCCCGTTCCCAAGATGAAGACCACGGAGGTTTATGCCCCCAACTTCAAACATGGGGAGAAGGTCGTTCTTGTTCGTCACCCTCACGGTGGACGATTCGAGATCCCCGAGCTGACAGTCAACAACAAAAACCCCCATGCCAGAAAAGCAATAGGGACCAAGGTTAAGGATGCAATCGGAATCCACCCCAAGGTGGCTGAGCGTCTGTCTGGTGCAGACTTCGACGGAGACTCTGTTCTCTGTATTCCGAACAACAGCGGAAAGGTGAAGACCTCTCCTGCGCTGAAGGGCTTGAAGGATTTCGATCCCAAGGTTATGTATCCTGCCTACCCCGGAATGACACCCATGACTTCTAAGCAGAAGCAGATGAAGATGGGTGAGGTCTCAAACCTGATCACCGATATGACAATCGGTGGTGCAAACCAGGCTGAGATTGCCCGGGCCGTTAGGCACTCCATGGTTGTGATTGATGCCGAGAAGCACAAGCTCAACTACAAGCAGTCTGAGATCGACAACGGTATTGCCGCCCTCAAGAAGAAATACCAGGGTAAGGCAAATGCCGGGGCCTCTACTCTCATCAGCCGTGCCTCATCTGAGAAACGGATCCCTGAGAGAAAAGCCCGGTCCGCTTCAAAGGGTGGACCCATCGACAAGAAGACTGGACGCAAGGTCTATGAAGAGACTGGGGCTACTTATGTGGACAAGCATGGTAAGACTGTGCTTCGTACTGAGAAGTCCACTAAGTTGGCAGAGACCCATGATGCATACTCCCTCGTTTCCAAGAATGGGAGTGCCATCGAAACGGTGTATGCCAATCACTCCAACGAACTGAAGGCTATGGCTAACGAAGCTCGTAAGGCTACGCTTGCTATCCCCTCTGTTCGAAAGAACCCCCAGGCCTCCAAGACATATGCCCCTGAAGTTAAGTCCCTCAAGGCCAAAGTTAACGAGGCCCTCCGGAATAAACCCAGGGAAAGACAGGCACAGGTCCTGGCAGATGCGGTCATTAGGGCTAAGAAGCAGGCTGATCCTACTCTTGCCAATGATAAAGAGCGTCTCCAGAAAGCCCGGCGCCAGGCTTTAGCCGAGGCCCGTTCAAGAACGGGGGCTGGTAAGAAGCCTTTCGCTATCACTCCTCGAGAGTGGCAGGCTATCCAGGAAGGTGCTGTCTCACAGGCTGCTCTCAACAAGGTTCTTGAACTTGCTGATGAATCAGTAGTTAGGGAACTGGCTACACCTAGGTCGCAGCCTAAGGTATCGTCTAGCATGGTGTCTAGGGCTAAGGCTATGAGTAGCAGAGGTAAGACTGCTGCTGAGATTGCTGAAGCTTTGGGAATCTCAACAACTTCTGTACACCGTGCTCTTGAGGAGGGCTGACCACACCATGGTACACACCCTCTCACAGGGCCTCTCTGAGGAGGTCTACTATGGCTAGGATGCTGTCCACAGTGGACAATCCTTACGATCCAAGAACTTCATGGGACGAATGGTTTGCTTTTGACACAGCCCATGGCTACGGTACCTGTGGCCTCCTGGCCAGGCTGTGCACATCAAGCGATTCGTTAAGTGAAGAACTTGAAATCGAAGAAATTGAAAATGCAATTGATCGAATTCTCAATCTTGATGGAACAAATTTCTATCAAACTTTCGAGATCGATGATTGAAAAATAAAAATTTCTTCGTCGACCCGGGGGAGGGGGGTCTCGCATTTAGGCCCCCCACCCTCAT